TGCGGATAAGCCCCCAACGTCTTCGGGGCATTTTATGGGCTGAAAAGCGGTTATCAGAGGGAAGCCCAAGGGCTTCGGGGAATGTACACCTACTAGTGAGCAATAAGCCCTAACCCACCTAGGCGATACGGAATAGAGAATGGGCAAGCTACCGGCAAGGGGAAGCCCCTTGCCAATCCCCAAGACGGTTAATTGGTGTCTTTTGAGCCGGAATCCATAGGGATTTTTATCGGCAGAGCAAGATTGCCCTCAGAATAATCACGACATTGAGTTTCTGCCAGGTCGATGATATTACCATCTATGTCAAAGCATCGGCAGAACCTACCGGAAACACAGCCGGATATGGATACCGTCATTGTTTGAGCACTTACCAGATCGGCGAGATTCTGATTTATAAATGCAGTTTTCACCGGCTCCGGCGCGCTTTGCGCCGTTGAGCCGGCGATTGATTTATCAGAAGAAGAATTTTTAATGGTTTGCGCTATGCCAGAATTTAATCCATAGGTCACGGCTAGACCGATGACGATAGAAGCGAAGCCCAAAAGCATAATAAGCTTTTTAGGCATTTTGAACTTGTGGGTATGAACCGTTGCAGATTTGTAATACTGGAATAATTCCTTTGGGTATGTCCATCGCTCAGAATCAGCCTCTTTGCGCTCATGGAAGCCGTTTGGGTTATCGCATACCCCATCCCATTTGAACAAGGTACAACCCTGCAAGCCCATAGCCCGATAGCAATGAATGTGTTTTCCGACAAGTTTGCGGATGTGATGATGTACAAATGTGGGTGCTTGAGTGATAAACACCAAATCGTGACCAGTATGCCGGTGCGTTTCCATTGCCCGCATTCGTTCGTCTGTGGCTACCCCTGCTTTGCCGTCTGAGGGAAATATCTTTTGACACTCGTCATAAATAACGACTGAACCCTCAGGCGTATCCCGCCAATCGGCAGGACTTGGTAAAACGCCATCAATTTGCAGACCATCAATATCGGCATATACCTGCCTACCCTCTTTGCGCCATTCCAAAATCATATGAATGGTGCGAAGTGATTTGCCTGAGCCGGGGACGCCGGTAATTAAATAAATCATGAGGCTACGTTAATTCCGAATATTTTGGCTGATTGAACGATTGCGACACGAGTGAGCAAGGCTGAACCAACGATTGTAAGGAATGAGCCGAAGCCCATCATTAGAAATAACTGACCAACATCGCCGCCCATGTTGTTAACTGTGCCGACAATGCCTTGTAAAGCATCGTTGGCATAGTCAGTCAGAAAAAACTGGGATACGAGCGAAATACCAACACCGGCAAATATTCGCGCCAATGTGGAAACAATTGTCCATCGGATAACCAAAGCAAGGAGAGCATGCATTATCGTTTAATCCCCAAGAGAATATAGATTGATGAAATATAGGCGAACAGGAGAACGAAGAACTTAGCAACACCGGCTAATTCACAAACAGGCTCATATGAATATTCGAGGGAAGTGCCGAGAACCATAAAGACGGCTGGACTAGGGCATGAGCCTGAGCCAAGACCGGAATTATAAGATTGAACTTCAATTTCATCTTCGGTTATTAAGGATGCTACGGTCCAGTTTGAATCGGTTGGTTCGGTAGGCTCTTCGCAAAGAAAAGATGCCCATTCACAAAATTCTGGGAATTCAAGATTTAATCCGGTGCTTGGAAGCGTATCGGTAGCCGGAAGTTCAGAAACTGCAGGAATTGCAACGGCTGTGGGAACTGTAGCATTGACGGATTCTGGGTTAAGTTCGCGGGCATACTGGTTCGCAACTTCGGTCATCTTATTCAAGACCTCTTGAGGCTTTTGAATTGCGCCGGTTACTGGGTCAGTATGGAGTTTTTTTAAAGCGTCAGGGGTTAGCTGTGGCGTAAGTGTATCAGCTATCTGTGAATCACTAGCCGGTGTAGCGGTAGGTCCTGTTGCGGGTTGGTTGAATGTGCCTATGATTTTTGAAGTGTATTCAGTACGTGGCAACATAGCGGCGGGTTGGCAATAAGGATATGGGCAACTAATACTAAAGTCTGTTGAAATATTGCCACTAGATGGAATATTTAGAGTGCCAATGCAAGTAGCCAATGGTCCGTAACTTTCCCTTGCACTAAGGTTGCATGAATTTTGCCAAGCTGATTGAAGTGCTGAAGCAGTGCAAGCAGAGGATGCAGTAAAACCGTTAGTTATATAGTAAGGATTGCATGAAATTGCGGGGCTTGCACCAGTATCTGCGACTGGGTAAATCTGACCTGTTAACTCATCCATTGCCCATCCCAAGCCGAGAATTGCGGCAGTCAGTCCAAGCTGAAAAGCATTGCCCTTGGCAAAACTTTTGATAGAGGTGGCGGTAGTGCCCTTACTGAAATCGACAGCGCGTTGGTAGAATTTAGGCGGTGTAGTACCGGATTGCGCACGAAACTGGATACCCTGCATAACCGTACCGGTTGCGGTACGTTGAGCCGATGAAACGGCGACAGCCTCAACCTTAATACCATTGATTAACTGGTATGTTTGAGTCTGAGCGTGTACCGTTCCGATCAGTCCGAGAACAAGATAAAGCCCGATAATATAATTGCGCATATGATAATCCAACCGTCCATTGAGTACCCCTAAATGAGAAATCCGGTTTTACTGACCGGAAACAGGACGACATGAGGAAGCAAGCGCGTCATACTTGCAATTCGGGATTAACCGAACAGGGCAGCCTTACCCCATTTGAAAGCAACTGCAAGCGCGGCGGCGCCCAACAGAATGCCACCGATGGTGGTAATTGCTTCGGTGATATCACCGAGCGAGGCAGTAACAGCGACCAAATCCATAAGATTTAATTCCTATTGCTGATGAAACGACCAAGGGTGCGGAAACCCCATGCAGTAGCCATACATAAAAGTATGCTACCCCCTATTTCCATGCCCTCTTCCGCTGAAAGGGCAGGTAAAAAACCGACCTGCTCTGCCCATACCGTGCAGACGTTGCTGACTACCTCAATACAGGCAAAATGCGACATTTATCGGACTTCCAATGTTTGAACGGAACAGAAATGTTGATCCATTTCTGCGATGACTTCTGCATCTGTTTTTTTGTCATATGACATACGGCGTAATTCGGAATCGACCTCATCACGCGTTAAACCGTATCCCCAAAACAGATTTGCTCGAATTTGTGCGGTCATTTTGCAACTACCGGCACAAGCTTGAATTTGGTTTCAATTTCGCCGAACTTGTCGACATAGGAATAATCAACAACTCGATCGTAATAGCCGACAGCCAAGGCGGGCGAATCATCAAAAAGGGTGACGTTGCACCGGACAGGGTACGGCTCTTTATCCAACTGGACGTAGCCGGTTTGAATGTTGAACGAGTAGGCTTTTCCGGTTTTTTTAGAAATGCCGGATTTGTTGCGAAGATCGGTAGACTTAATTTCAATGCGCATGTTCATTTGTCCATTTCAGGGCTGAGTAATCGCGTGCAGACTTTGCCCTATTAAAATCTGCCAATAATTTTTTGTTGAAATCGGGATATACCGGCTTATCAGGCATTTCACCTTTAACAAGCGCGTGGAACATACTGTTAGAATCGCCATTAAAATGAGCGAGAAGATCTATAAAAAATTTGCGGTATTGTTTATTGACGTGCGGAAGAAGATTTGAAAGCGATGTGGTGCGCCGATCTGCTTCGGTGCGTGGCGACATAACACGGCTGAGATTCAGACCGGCGAAATAGTTATATACATCTACTGACTGTTTATTGCCCTGAATGGCTGATTCATTGGAACAGGTAGAAAGCCATTCACGCCGGACTTTGTTAGAGGACTCGATTTTAATTTCGGTTTCAATGCGAACCCAATTGCAATCAAGCCCCAACTGTTTGCCCTTTTCATAGATCCGGATGAAGTATTCACGCCCGTTGCGTTTTGAGCAGTTTTCAAGGGTGACACCGCGACCTTTATCGGTGATGTACCATCGCTGATCTGTTAATCGCTCGACTTCGGAATGTATTTCGTGAATTGATATTTCCGAGATGTAATCAAATGCAATGTCACGCCGAGTACAGCGCAGGGTGTACATATCTTTGATTAATTCGCGGAAATGTTCGGAATGATGACCGGAAGATTCGCACAAGATAGTGTCGGAGTTTCCGCCGAAATGTACTGAGCAACTGACCTCATTAACCCGATTGATCAAGGCTAACTTGTGCTTGTACATATAATTGCCCTTGCCTGATTCAATGCGGTTTGAATGTGGCATGTAACACTGAAGCTGATTTAATAGATTATTTAAGCCGGAGGATCCACTTTTTGTGGAATCGTATTTTGATGGTAATGGCTCGATGGTGCGCCAAATAGGTTTTAAAAGCACAACCCGAAACCAGTCGGTAAACAGGTGATGGGAAAGCTCAGGAGGGTAAACTAATGCCTCCGGACTGTCCGAATTGACAGTTTTACCCCCCGTATTACAGAGGGGGGGATTTTCAACTAGGACGGAACTCACAGGGAAGCCACCCAAGCAATGACAACGACAACGGCAACGCCGAAGAAGAACCAAGGAAAACGTGAGGAATGTACTGTATATTCGAACATTTTTAGCCCCTTGAAATTTACTAGCCGGTAGTAACTAGTGGGTAGTAAACTATGATTCAGGGATGTTTGTCAACCCCTCTAGTAAAATATTTTTTCGAGGACTGAGTAATGAGCGCAACTTACAATTTATTAACTAAATGGCGAATCTCTAAAAACCTGAAAAATGACAGTCAGGCCGCTTTAGCCTTGGGGATATCAAGACAAACCATTCAAAACTGGAAAGAGGGAAGAAACGGGGAAGCCATGTACATTATTCGAATGGCGAACGATTTAGGCGAGAACCCGACAAAGACCGTTTTAGAAGCGTATGCAGAGAAAGAAAAAGGAGAATCGGCGCGGGGGCTGATGAAACTCTCTAAGCAATTCGGGGCTGTAGTGCTGATGTTTTTAGGTGTTTTCAGTGCTATAGCCCCTAGAACCGCACAGGCGCGTTCAGGTGACTACTTCGCACAATCCGCTGGTTATGTATATTATGTAAAGGTTAAGCTTGCCTTGGGTAGAATCCTTGCCATTTTGAGGACGTTAACATGGCATACAAAGATATCACCGCACCACCATGTATTCAGGCTGGCTTAAAATGGTCAAAATGTGCTGAAAAACAGTATGACGAACAAATCCTGAACCACATCAAACTGGGGAACGAATGGACAGGTTGGCGGTTTGCAGGCAGGGATTTAGTCAGCCCTGACGGAATGCGGATAAGCCCCCAACGTCTTCGGGGCATTTTATGGGCTGAAAAGCGGTTATCAGAGGGAAGCCCAAGGGCTTCGGGGAATGTACACCTACTAGTGAGCAATAAGCCCTAACCCACCTA